TGTCAGTAATGAGGTTGGTGATGGCTGTGGTCTTAGCACCTTGGATGGTGTCAATGAAGGTATTTACATGAGAAAACATAATTGCTCCTAGAGTGAACGGAAATACTTACTTTTCTTGTATTCATATAGAGTTTCTGCTATCAACATAGCATATTCCCAAATAGATTTTAGAACTGGCATGATTTTCCTTTGTTAAAATTAATTTACTACAAACTTATTTAGTATATTTTATGACGCACCGCAACATAAATTAGGCAAATGTGGTGACGATTTTACAAGGAGAAATTACAACCTTTGTTTTTGGTCACCATGGAATATAAGTAGTTGGTGCCCGGTTTGATGATAAGGCTATAGCTTAATTAGATGGTCTTTACGAATCTTACAACTGATCCATTGATTCCAGTATGATTCAGACATTAGTGCATGTCGGCTAAATATCTCAAAGCTTTCCCAATAAGATAATTCTGACCTAGATTTACATAGGTGTAGTATCTCTCTGGTGTATTGTTCTTCGCCATTCTTCTTTACTTCTTCTTGTAGTTCCTTGTTACTTCCCCAATAGGTTATCCAATCACTTGCTACTCGTGACCTTTTCTTTTTGCCTTTTACTTGGCGTGTTTTTGCTTTGGTGAAGAACTTTTTACCAACATATTTTTTACCTGTTGGTGTGTGAGTGATAAGATAGACCATGCCAAAAGCACCGCCTATCATATCTTCTGTGAACTCTTGAGCTGTATTATGTAAGTACCATGTCATACTGGTACTTAGTCATCGTCCCTTTGTATCTCATCGGTTTCAATTAACATTTCGCCACAAAATGGGCAAAAATGTGGTGCATCGGCTACAATCTCATCATCGTATTTGACAGTAAATGTAGAATCACATTCTTCGCAAGTATGATTAAGTATCGCCATTAGTTACACCATGACTGTTTGGCGTCACCAAAGTATTCACGAGCAAAACCATTTTGTATAAGACCCGTGCGTAGTGATTGACCATCTAAAATGATATCACCCAAGACACGGCCACCAAATTTATCCCAGCCATACAACACAACTTGACGCTTGGTAGATTTGGTAATGGCGGCTTTTGTAAATTGAGAAGCGGCTTCACCTCGTTGTTTTTCTGATTCACATTGGCCACGAAATCCTTTTTCTGGAGTATCCACGCCGAATATTCGCACGGCAAGTTCGGGTTTAAGTGGTGCAGGTAAAAAGGGAGCCGCTATGACAACAGTATCGCCATCGCTTACACGGACAATCTGAGCATCATAGGTTACACCTTGTGGAGTTTTCTGTGCCAATGCCAATGTTGGCACTAACAATAATGTAATTAATAGTTTTTTCATTTTGCTAACCTTAATATTTTAAATAGATTGAGCCACATCCAACCAATATCAAATTCATACCATTTACTGCTTAACTTAGAGCTCGCAGGTGAGTTATGGTGATTATTATGTAGTTCTTCGCCACCAATCAGTATGCCTAGAGGAAAAATGTTTCTCGATTCATCTTTTGTATTCCAATTACGATAACCAATACAATGACCGACACCATTGATTACACCTGCAGCCCAAAATGGAATCCAGGCCATCTGTATCAGCCATATAACAATACCCCAACCATTAAATAATATAGTGTTGATTATTAGTAACAAAGTAAAACCAAGTTTACTATATTTACTGTAAACATTTTTTTCCATCCAATCATCTGGCGTTCCTGCACCATAGATTTTTACCATTTGCTTATCTTCTGCAGCTTTGGCGTATAACCATGCACCACCAACCAACATTTTCAATAATCCTTCATTGTATGGTGAATGTGGGTCGGTAGGTTTATCGGCACTAGAATGGTGTTTGCGATGAACCGCAACCCATTCTTTGGTGACCATACCTGTGGTCATCCATAACCAGAATCGCATGAAGTGTTGTAAGGCAGGATGAAACTCAATGCCTCGGTGTGCTTGACCTCTGTGTAGGAAAAGAGTAACACACACAATGGTAATGTGTGTGCATACAAGTAAATAAATTAATTCTAACATTTAATCTTTACTCTTTATTTTTTGTGGTTGGCATGATTTTCTTCTCTATATTAATCTGTCACCCATCGGGTTGTAGGCTGGCCGTTGCATTTTTTTGCTCCATTCTGCATAAAAATGACGCATGCCTACTTCATCATGTATGGTTGAATTTTCTTGGCGTCCGTGTATGACCCATCGGCTGTCTGTGCCTTCACGCATGGCACGGCCTTGACCATGCACACCCAGTAAATCTTCATGTAAGTTGCGACCAAATGGTCCCCAGATAAAGTTGTGGTCATGTATGCGCTCACGCCGTTGTTCTGCGGTATCACTACGGAGACCCAAGCCACGGAACTCTACAATTAACTTGTTGGGACTCAAAGGTATGGCAGTATCCATACGCAACACAGAGGTTCGCAGGTTAAAGGTCATACCGGGGAAAATATCAATCAACACCCAACCACCTGTGGCCAAGCCTGGCCATCCAACACTTCGTTCTTTGCTTCCTTTGTAAGCGTCATACTTAATTTCCATACTGCCCACAGAAGCATGTCCGTTGTCGTAGCCAGTGTATTTCCTATCAAAGTAACCTGGTTGTATCATACCTGTAGCACGATTGAAATAGTGCATATAGTCATGGTAGAACTCGCTGTTGGTGTCATGCCATAACTTGTAGTTGGTGTCAACAATGGCACGGTGATAGTGGAATACTTCCAGAGGCATGCTCAGCTGTTCATCCATCATGGTCATAGCATCACCGATGTATTCCGTCAGCGAGCAGGAGTTGTCATCTACATTGACCCAGACAAAGCCGCCATAGCCCACAGCGCACTTTAACTCACGCAGTTTGGCTCCGCTCTTAATGACATGTTCTGCTGTGCCTGCGGGTTGCCAGAGCAGAGTAATTCCCTGTTGTTGATCCGCATTATAGAAAGCCTGGAATTGGTCGCCTGCGGTTTTAATCACAAAAAGGTTGGATCCACCTGGATGTTGGAATGTGCGATAGTCAAATGTGTTGACCAATTCACTTTCGTGGCAGGCTATGATCCAGCAGGTATTGAATATCTTTTGTTGTTCTTCCTTAAACAACTCAGCGTCTGTATAGATTCTGGTATCTACAAAGTGAGTGGGCGGAAACTGAGGTGTGGCGGCCCATTGTTTGGCATTTTTGGTCATTATTTGTCCTCTTTCTTTGTTATATACTTGTCCATGATGTATGCTTTCATTAATCTTTCTAAAAACCAATCGATGAGCCACAACCACATGATGATTTTACTTTAGGGTTACTAATTATAAATCGTGATTCAAAAGGTTGTTCTTTGTAATCAAGTATTGCTTCATTTAAATACTCCATTGACATATAGTCAATAATTAATTTAACATCCATTGCTTCAAAAACAAAGTCATCTTCACCTATTGTATGTTCAAAGGTAAAAATATATTCAAAACCATTACAACCACCGCCTCTGAGAGCAACCCTCAAACCTTTTAGTGTGGGTTCGTTTTCTTCTACAATCAGGTCTCTTATTCTTTCAGCGGCTGCTTTTGTTAATTGCATTTTTTATCTATGTAATCTTTTATAGCCGCCTTAATTGCATCTTCCGCAAGGATTGAACAATGAATCTTAACCGGCGGGAGTGCGAGTTCCTCTGCAATTTCAGAATTCTTAATCTGTCCTGCCTGCTCCAGCGTTTTACCCTTGACCCATTCCGTAACCAACGAACTGCTAGCGATTGCTGAACCACATCCATATGTTTTAAATTTTGCATCTTGTATAATTCCATTTTCTACACGAATTTGTAATTTCATTACATCACCACAAGCCGGTGCACCAACCATACCAGTGCCAACATTAATGTCGGTTTTATCAAGGCTACCTACATTTCGTGGGTTTTCATAGTGGTCTATAACTTTATTGCTGTATGCCATTATGCTGCTTTACCCCATACATCGTCCCAATTACCAGACAAAGCGCCCTTGGCATAATCGGTTACACGATTCTCAAAGAAGTTACCGTGAATTGGTGCGTTAATCATTTCTTCAACCCATGGCAATGGATTCTTTTTAACTTTAAAGATACCTTTCATACCCATAGAAATCAATCTGCGGTCAGCAATATAACGAATGTATTGTTTTACATCTTCAGCCGTTAAATCTTCCATTTGACCCATCTCAAATGCCAAATCAATGAACTTCTCCTCTAATTCCACCATGCGTGTGGCAATAGTGTAAATCTTAGATTTTAAATCATCATTCCAAATCTCATTATTTTCATTAATGTAGGTCTTAAACAACTTAATCATGGATTCTGTGTGCATGGTCTCATCAACAATTGACCATGTAACAATTTGACCCATACCTTTCATTTTGCCATGGCGTGGAAAATTGAGCAACATAATAAATGAACTAAACAACTGCATGCCTTCAGTAAAAGCTGAGAATACAGCAATATGTGTTGCTGTATTTTCTTTTGTGGTGTTCTTGTTTGAGATATCTAGCACATAGTCATGCTTCTGTTTCATCGCATCATATTCCATAAATTGATTATACATGGTCTCTGGTAGACCCAATGTTTCAATCAGGTGTGAATATGCGGCCACATGTAATGCCTCACGAGCAGCAAAGCCCAATAACATCATGCGAACTTCTGGTTGTGAAAAATATGGTAAATAATTTTTAACATAACCACCTGCCACATCGATATCGCCTTGTGTAAAGAATCTAAAAATATGTGTAAGAAATTGTTTTTCTTCTTTTGTAAGTTTATTTTTCCAATCTTTTACATCTTCTAACATAGGAACTTCACTATGCAACCAATGTGCCTGTTCGTGCTTTAACCATGCGTCATAAGCCCATGGGTAGGTGAAAGGTTTAAAGTATGTTCTATCTTCTGTTAAATTATATTTCTTCTTTACCATTTATTATCCTTCGCATGCTAGGCAAACTTCTTCTGTTGCCAATTGTTTTAGGTCAATTTCTTGTATTACTTCTCTTTCGATTTTCTTTGCTACCTTATCTGCTTTCGCCAACTTTTCACTACGACAATAATAAAGCGTCTTTAATCCTTTTTTATAAGCCATAAAGTGTACCGCATGGAGATATTTTACATTAACATCTGGTCTAAAAAAGAGATTGAGCGACTGTGCTTGGTCAATGTAACTTTGTCTGTTAGCTGCATGGTCAACAATCCATCTTTGGTCAATTTCCATAGAGGTTTTATACACATCTTTTGTCCATTCATCGAAGAAATCCAAGTGTTGTACCGATCCGTCATTCGCAATGATTGAGGACCAAACCTCATTGTAGTCGAGTTTACTATCTGCATCACATTTTTCCTTAATGATTTTGTCCAGATATTTGTTTTTATTTAGATATGCACCACTTAGCGTATCCTGTCTGTATGCGTTAGCTCTAAATGGCTCAACAGAAGGAGAAGTATTGCCCATGAGAATACTGCTAGAGGCATTGGGTGCCACAGCCATGACATGTGCAAACCTACGACCAGTGCCAGCACAATCAGGAGCTTCGCCTCTCTCTTTACCCAGCTGAATATTTGCTTCATCTAATCCCTCTCTGATGTGTTTGAACATTCGGTTGTTTGCACTCGTGGCGAGAGCAGATTCCCAAGCAATATTGTTGAGCTGCAAATAAGCATGGAACCCAAGAGCACCGATACCAATAGAACGCTCTCTTGTGGCACTATACTTTGCACGACTGACAGCATCAGGAGCATTATCAATGAAATACTGAAGGACATTATCAAGCATCTCGGCAGTATCACGCAAAAATAATTTGTCATTTTTCCATTCATCAAAATACTCCAAATTAAGTGATGATAAACAACAAACAGCTGTTCGCTCTTTATCTGTTGGTAAAATAATCTCTGAACAAAGATTTGATTGCTTAATTGATAGACCAAGTTTCTTTTGAAATTCAGGCATGGCTGCGTTACTTGTGTCAATAAAATGGAGATATGGCTCTCCAGTTTGCATACGAATTTCTAGAATACGCTGCCACAATTCTTTGGCTGAAATATGGTCACGCACTTCACCACTATGTGGATCTTTGAGATTCCATGTATCATCAAATGTTGGGTCAAGCATCGCCTGTTCAATGAGATGCATGAAGTCATCGGTAATATTAATGCCATGATGTAGGTTTTGGCACCGCATGTTTTGGTCGCCTGTTGGTTTTCTCATCTCTAAGAACATCAAAATATCTGGATGAGAAATATTCAAATAGGCCGCATAGCTGCCTCTGCGTGTGCGACCTTGACGATAGGCTAAAGAAGAAGCATCATAGGTGCGTAAGTGTGGCATAATACCAACGCTCTTATCATCAGCTGAACGAATGCCTAGGCCAATGCCTACACCACCGCCTAGCATTGAAAGCCAGTTTACTTCCGAGAGAGTATCAACAAGCCCTTCTGCACTATCATCCAAATATGGCAAGAAACATGATATAGGAAGGCCACGCTTAGAACGGCCAAAAGAAAGAATGGGAGTAGAGTAAGACAACCAATGCTTACTGCTATACTCGTATAATCTCTGTGAATGGTTTTGGTTAGACCCAAAGGTTTTTGATACATAAGCAAATCTTTCTTGTGGTGAGGTTTCATCCTCTTTCATGTAACTTTCTTTTAATCTTTTAATTCCTAATTCATCAAACAATGAATCACGGGAAAAATCAACGGCAATGCCGTGGACAATATCAGACATTCAAAACTCCAATTATTTTTGTTCTAGTGTAGGTACTTCTCTGTGCTTAGCCCAAGTTAAGGCTTCGTCCTCTGTGTCAAAGAATGGACTGGCTAATCTTTCATTACTGTCAATCCAAAACCAAGTGTATGTGGGAAGTCCTGGATCTCTGTGTTTAATCAATTTAATTTCCATTTTATGCTCATACTTTTTTCCAGAAATTGAACTTCAGTTGTGCTTCAATATCTTTGAAGGTGTTACTACTTATAATTCTTTCTATCTCACCTACAGGCTTTCCTGATAAAATTATTTCATTGATGTCTTTACCTTTTATAGTAGAAGGCCAAATCACAACATTATGGTGTGAATTGATTGCATCTTGCATCATCTTCACAATTTCGGAGTTGCGGGGTTCATTATCAAATATCAAAACTTTCTCATCTGCTGAAATATTTTTGGCTACAATTGATAAGTTAGCATCACCGCTTGCTACACAGTTAGATAAAAATAAACTATCAATTGGCCCTTCAACAATGTAAACTGTTTTAGACAGGTCAACTCTGTCTATACCAAAGACAAGCTTGCGGTCTGCCTCAACTGTTCGTATTGTAACATAACGCAAGGTCTTATCGCTCGTTTCCAATGCACGACCAGATACAGCAATTAAATCATTGTATTCATTATAGAATGGTATTACAAGGCGAGCATCATTAAGTAATTGTTTACCATGGTATGGTACCAAGGCCGTAACAAAGTCAGCATAGTGCTGAGTGAACAACAATTTGTCATAAAATGTTGATGGAATCTGACGCTTTGTTACATAGTTTAAGCAATAATGTTCACTAGGCAACCGATTGAGCCACTCGGCGTGTTCAAATATCTTTGCTTTTTCAACTCTATCAAATTTGGGCGGTGATATGTTGAAGATTGTGTTCGCCACATAGGCGTTATTGGTTTCACCTGATTTGTATTTTTCAAGGGTATATTCTCTGTGTAACGAGCTGTCCACATGTTTGACCAAGTTACCAACATTTGTTCCTACTCCACAGTTATGACACTTGTATATAAGGTCGTTGCCTTTTGGGAAAACATACCCACGAGCTTTAGTTTTGTTCTTTTGAGAATCGCCACAATAAGGGCAACTGAAATTCCATAAATTGGTATTCTTCTGCTTGAAGTTACGCAAGCGAGAAGAAATCAATCGGAGATATTTTGATTCAACAGATAATGACATAACAACATCATAACACAAAGCCCACGAAAAATCAATACTATTTAAAAAGTGTACCGAGAACACCTAAGTTAACATTACCTATAATCCAGCCAATGGCGATTGCCGCACCCAAAATCATCCACTTATACTTGTCAATCTCTTTAAGTGTATCGCCAACCACATTACCGCCTTCTTCTTTTTTGTGCTGAATTAAATCTGACCGCAAGGCATCAATACGCTCGGATATATGCCTCTCAACCTCATCAATGCGTTCATGGATTTCACGATTGACAGTAGTAATGCGAGAGTGTAATTCTTTTATATCATCTTTCACTTCTGTTTCTGCTCTTTCGTGTTGTTCGTGCCTATGTTCGTGGATCGTAATCATCCGAAGTATATTAGCATTTACCTCTTGTAACTTGCTAATTGATTCGGATAATTTCTCGCACAACCTATCGGTCTGCTGAACATCTTTTTCCAACAGACCCACCTTCAACTCGACTTCGTGCAACTTTTGTTCTTCTGGATACATTACTTCTTCTCAGGAACTGGAGTGCCTTCTAATTTCTTATGCACTTTAATTTTTTTACATTCTTGTATTGGCTTGCCTTCTTTATTTTTGACAACTTGGCCTTTGGCATCTACTTTATCTTTACAAACTTCCTTTACTTGAGCTTCTGCATATGCTACTTGATACCCAACAAGAGACCAAGCCACAATATTAAGAGCAATTAAAAACTTTTTCATTTCTGTTCTTCCTTTTTAGCAAATTTTTCTGAGGCGGTAAAGCCTAATCCTGCAATCACCAAGTATATCATAGAATCAAATAAAGATGGGGTAACTTTATAACCAAATATGTCGGCGATTAATGCGAACCCACATATTAAAAATGCCATAAAAGTAATAACCCGTTTGCTACTGACGGAACTATTGTGTCCATCAGATAACATACTATTCAACCAGTTCATTAATGACCACCCATCACATGTAGAGCATGTTCATAGTGTTTAATACGGTCTTCCAAACCAATGTAACCACCATTGATTCTACGAGTTAATTCTTTAATGTCGCCTGTGTCAGCCCATTTATTTAGATTGTTTGATTCCCAAAACCAACAAGCCGATTGAGCGGCACCCTCAAATGTTGCCAAATAAGCAGGCACATCTTCAACATTCATTTCTAAACTATCAGCAAAGTTTTGATAGTTGCTTTTACCTGTCAATTGAATTAAACCACGACCACAATATCTGAAACCATCTCCTGAGGCCTCATCGCCATTACCCATACGACTAGCATAGATGCGATTGGCGATTGCTTCTTGTTTGTTTGGTTTACTGGCGTATTCTTCAGCTAAAGCATCTGTTGGAAAATACTTAGCAAATAGTTTACGCAAAGTTGGAGCACGATAGTTTAAATTTTCTTTCAATGCCGTAAAACCACCAGATTCGTGAGCACATTGAGCTATGAAGGCGGCAATACGCTGTGGTGTATTAATTTCATAATCTGGTAATAGTTGTGCTAACGCATGATGCCATTGGCCAACATATGGATTCTTTGGCAGTAATTGTTTAAGTTGTTCTAGTGTTAGTTCCATTATTTTTTATTCCTTGATAACATGGTTGCAGCAATAAAAAGCATTGCTTTAGTTTGCTCTAAATCGGCTGGGGGTTTATCCCAACCAACGGTAATCTGCCCTACAAATCTACTGGGGTCTGGCGGTACACTAATTCTACAACCAAATGTCATGCCTTTTTCAAGATACCAAAGCCCAATTTCTGACTGTGCCGCCTTGTACTCTCCACAAGGAACATTACCCGCCATTAAAGCGACTACATCTTGGTTATTTGCTTGATTAGCAGTAAACAACCCTACATCCAAGCCATCATTCGTTTTATCCCGACCCGTCTTTGTGTATGCTCTATATTGAACTCTAGTACCAAACAAAGGATTAATTTTAAATATTGTTATTACAGTTGCGTTAGTTGTTTTAAACAAATGCACCGCTACATCATCCACTCTATCTTCGGCAATGCCAGGTAACTTTTGGCTTTCTTTGTAAGTACCAACAATCAGCTCTCGGTTGTCGTAAAATACCCAACCACCAAAAGCCAAAGAAGCCATCACAATTATAGCAAACAGTTTGAACGGTGAGTCCACATATGCCAATACTTTAGATAAAATATCAGCTGATTTTTTTATCACTTTTTAATCATTCCTAAAACTTTAGCT